GTCCTCAAAAGTGGTTTGATGAGCACTACCTGATACAGCCTGTCGTTAAAGGAACACCACAGTTCTACACGTTTAACGCAACTGATCCCGCTGGCGACACACAGGTTGATCTGTACCCCAAGCCTGACGGTGTGTACAAGGTTCGTGTTAACGCTATTGTGCGCGACGACGATCTCACACAAGATGCTGAGAGCGTGATTGTACCAGCGGCTCCTGTTATACACTACGCTGTGGCGTTGCTTGCGCGTGAGCGTGGCGAGACAGGTGGCATATCTGCACAGGAATACTTTGGTGTTGCTGATAGATTCCTAAGTGACGCTATTGCTATAGATGCAGCCAAGCACCCAGAAGAAGTTATTTGGAGCACTCCTTAATGTCCCAGAACCTTCAGAGTCTAAACCTTGTAGCTCCTGCGTTTCGTGGGTTAAACACACAAGACTCTCCGCTGTCTCTTGATCCGTCGTTTGCTATCGTTGCAGACAACTCAATCATTGACAGGCGTGGACGTATTGCAGCGCGTAAAGGATCAGCTACAGTCACGACAAACAAGACAGCGTTAGGTACAGATTACATTAACGCAATTGGTGAGTATCGGGATGACTTAGGAAACTCTAAGCTTTTCTCTGTAGGTAACAACAAGATACTTTCTGGAACTACTACGCTAGTTGACGAGACTCCTTCAGGCTACACAATCTCAGACAACAACTGGAAGATTGTAAACTTCAACAGCAACCTCTACTTTTTCCAGAGGGGCTATGAGCCTTTAGTGTACAACCAAACACTAGGCGCTGTAACACCTATGTCAACCATACAACACGCTACTGGCGTTGCATCAACAATGTACGGTGGTGAAGTCTTAGGTGCTTTTGGCAGGCTCTGGACTGCTGACTTTATCGGTGACAAGTCTACAATCTACTGGTCTGATTTGTTGTTAGGTAATCAATGGTCTGGTGGAAGCTCTGGCAGCATTGACATATCTAAAGTGTGGCCTAACGGTTACGACGAGATTGTAGCCTTAGCAGCGCACAACGGATTCTTGATTATCTTTGGGCGTGACAGCATTGTGGTTTACGAAGGCGCTGAGTCGCCAGCATCTATGACGCTATCAGATACCATTGAAGGCATTGGTTGTGTCGATAGATGCACAGTGCAGAACTTAGGTACTGACTTGTTGTTTATGTCCAAAGAAGGACTGCGTAGTATTCAGCGCACTATACAAGAGAAGTCACTGCCTCTGTCAGACCTAAGCAAGAACATACGTAACGACATTATTACTAACATCACTGAAGAGACTGAAGAGCTTAGGAGTGTGTTTTCTCCTGAGAACAGTTTCTATTTAATTACGTTTGCATCACAGCAACTGACATACTGCTTTGACTTGCGCGGCACATTAGAGAACGGCGCATACCGTGTTACTCGCTGGCCCTCTAACGGATTCAAAAGCTACTTTAGAGATGATGACGGTACGTTATACATAGGCAGCACAGCCGGGATCTCTACGTACTCAGGCTACAACGACGGCACTAGCACTTACCAGTTTGTTTATCAGAGTCCTGCGCTGTCGTTTGGTGACACCGCTAGACTGAAGATTCTAAAGAAGTTGCGTCCTACATTTGTTGAGGGCAGCGGCTACACAGTAAATGTAAAGTGGTCATTCGATTTTGGTGAAGCATTCAGAACAGCGTTTGTTAGGTTAGCCAGCCAGATACCTGCGTACTTTAATGTAGCAGAGTTTACTGCCGCTGAGTTCACGACAGGCTCATTGATTTCAGAGCCTACTGTAAACGCTACAGGCGATGGCACTACCGTCAACGTCGCGTTACAAACAGATATCAACGGACAGCCACTGTCTGTGCAAGAATTTAACGTACTAACTTTAATAGGGAAGACCATATAATGTCTAACTATACAGTAACAACAAACTTCACCAATAAAGACTCTTTGCCTTCTGGCGACGCTGCTAAAGTTATTAAAGGTTCTGAGTTCGGTACTGAGTTTGCTAACATAGCTACGGCTGTTAACTCAAAAGCTGACCTTGCTGGCCCTACGTTTACAGGCACGACAACGGTTGCAACGCTTGCTGTATCTGGAGGTGCTACTGTTACAGGCACTTTAGCGGCAGGTCTGATTGACGGAGGCACTTACTAATGAGTGAGCTTACAGATTTTTTAAGCGGTGTTGCTCCAGCTCTTGGTCTTTTAGGAGGCGGTCTTGCTGTTGAAGGCGCTTATGACAGGCTTGGTGAGATTGGTGACGTTGCTCAACAAGGCGCAATGCAAATCGCTACAGAAGGTTTAGAGCAGTCTAAGTTCCAGCCATTCACTGTAACGTCATCTACTGGCGGTCAGTTTGGTTATGATCCTGTTACTGGCAGCGCAACGATGGGTTTGTCCCCACAAGAGCAGGCGATACAGCAAGCTATGCTGTCTCAGTCACAAGGCTACATAGGCCAACCCGCAGGATCTCAGGCGTTGACACAAGCAGGTCAGCAGGCTGTAGGCATGGGTGGTAGTATGTTGGGCGCTGACGCCTTTGGTGTTCCACAGGCTCAAGGCGCAGCGGGTCAGGCTTACGGGTTAGGCGGTGACTTCATGGGCCGTGCTGGTATGTCTACGGCTGGCAGAGAAGCTGACGTTTATGACAGGATCAGGGCGGTGCAGTCTCCTGAAGAGCAACGCCAGCAGCTTATGCTTGAGGAACGTTTATCTAATCAGGGACGTTTAGGTGTACGCTCTGCTATGTTTGGCGGCACACCTGAGCAGTTTGCGTTATCACAAGCGCAGACAGAGGCGCAGAACAGAGCAGCCTTGTCAGCAATCCAGCAAGCACAAGCAGAGCAGGCACAAGCAGGACAGCTAGGCCAAGCCTTCACTACGCTAGGCGGTCAACAGTCAGCACTTGGACAGCAGCTAGGACAAGCAGGACAGACGCAGGCATTGCAGATGTTACAGGCTGGTCAGGGTTTGTTAGGCGGCGGTCTTGGTTTGGACACAGCACAACAGCAGTTGGCTCAGGGTGCTCTCGCAGGCGCTTACTTACCACAGGCACAACTTGCTAACATACAACAAGCAGCGCAGCTTTACCCGCAGCTACAGCAACGCGGTCAGTTGACTGGTGCTGGCTTGTACGGCGAAGCAGCTATGGGCGGTCTTGAGGCGCTGTTAGGTTCTGGTCTGGGACAGGCTAACCTGATGGGTCAGTTAGGTACTGGACTGATTGGCGGTCTAGCCACACCAACAGCTAACTACGGCGGTTTAGGTGAAATCTTTGGCGGGGCTGTTTCAGGAATAGGCGGCTTGTTTGGAAGTTTATTTGGCGATGACGGCGGCATGAGCGAGGCGTTTGGTGAAGGCGCTGACATAGACAACAACCCGTACTACACAGGGGACTTCTAAGATGGCTAAATTTGGACAAGGTTTTATACAGTCGCTGACACAGCCGGGTTACAGCCAAGGTTTGTTTAATCTTGGCACTGCGCTTGGTCAGGCTCCTGCTCTGGCTGCTGAAAAACGTGAGCGTGAAGGTATGCTGGCGCAGATCAAAGACATGACGCCGCTAGAGACTGCTGACTACATGTTAAGCACCGCAAAAACGCCAGCACAAATGATGGCGGCTAAGACATCCAGACAAGGCGCTCTTATACAATCAGGTAAGGAGTCTTTGGATGTAATGCAGTCAGAGTTTTTACGAGAAACAAATCCTAAGCGTTTGCAAGAGTTAGAAAACGCAATGATTGCAACGGCACAGCAAACTGGTAACGCATCTAGCCAGTTCGCTGGGGCGGCTAAAAAGAAGACTGACGGTATTAACAATCAAGAAGCTGTCAAAGGCATCGATGTTTTAATTGGTCAAATAAGTAATCCTGACTCGTCTGACACGTTAGTACAGGCGTCAAAAGAAACAGCTTTGCAAGTTGCTCGTGATAACAACGTTCCAGTAGAACAAGTTAGGCAGGCTGTAGAAGCGGCAGACAAGAAAAGAGTAACTTCTGTTTACGAGTCTGAGACTTTAAAGATAAACATGGCGACAAGAGCAGCAGAGCAGATACTGGCTAAAGGCGAAACTAAACAAAACTTTACAGATACTTATGGATTAGAGTATGGATATGTCTTTGACGATGTTAAAAACAAAAAAGAGATAGAAGAAAGCCGTTTAAAAGTTGCTAGAGATAATCTCAGGGCAACAGAGTACAAGTACACTGATAAAGAATTAAAAGATTTTGGGTTGGACGACAACACAATAGATGTTATTAACGCTATGGAGTCAGGCGCTAAGAAAAATGCCGCTGTTTTTAAAGCTGTTCTTGCATTAAACGAAGCTGCTGCGGGTAAGCCACCTAATGCTTCTTTGATTGGCGTTTACGCTAAAGGCGCAGTAAACAGATTTATGGAGCAGATTAAAGGCTCTTACGATGACGAAGATGAAGTAAAACAGGCAGAGGCTATGGCGTATGAGTGGGCTGTCAACACCTATGGAACTGCTGGTAAGTCACCAGAAGAGATGGCAGCAGCTACGGTTAACATACCAACTGGTAACGACGCTCAAGCAGGCGCGCCCGGAAACATAGCTGCAAGTATAGAAGAGCTTGCTAGACGATTAGCCGAAGAGGAATCTGTTGATGAGTCTTAGTTTTTCAGAAACTTCTGAGCTATACAAACTTAAGGCACTTGCTAAAGAGAAAGGCAGGGACGATCTTATACCTGAGATAGACGCACTGCTTGCAAGCGACGACAATCAAGTTGATCTGATGTCAAGAGAAGGTCGCGTATATGAAAAAGAGTTTAAGGCAGAGCAGCTAGAGTATAGAGAAAACAAAGACGCATCCGTGCAGTTGTCAGAGTTGTTAAGGCAAGCTGAAGAGAAAGGCAGGGACGCTCTTATACCTGAGATACAAGCACTTAAAAGCGTTGTCGATAAAACAGTTTATGATTACGAAGACATAACAGAAGAAATACGTGGTGCTGGTTCTGCTGCGTTAGAGGCTGTATCTGTCGGCGCGTTAGGCGATGAGGCGCAATCTTGGGCGATTGCTGGGTTGACAGGTCAAGACTATGACACTGTTCTTGAGGACACAAGGCGCATACAAGAAGAGTTCGCTGAAGACCTTCCCGTTTTAGATTTAGGTATCAGGATAGCTGCTGGATTTATACCGTCCGTTCGTCTAGCCAAAGCTTTAGGTGTAGGTAAAACGTTTGCTGGT